GGGGTACTTTGGAGCAATTCATGATTATAGGAGGAACGATGATGACTATTGAGTTGTTACCTGTCTTAGATATTCTGATTGACTATACAAATCAGTTTAAGGATTTAAGTGTAGATCTTAATGATATGGAAGATTCAATTTCAAAATCTTTATATCTTATGAAATCACTTATTTTAGAATCCAATATTGACAAGCTATACTCAAGATTAGATGTCTTATTTCAGGAAATGATTCAGTGTGATTCTTCCGTTCGCTCCGCAGCCAGTCTTCTGGACGAAGATTTGGTCGAAGCTCTAAAGATACATTTAAACCATATCAGGGAACTGACTGCGATGAGTTTCGATACTCACGCTACTTTGTAACCCTTTGTTCCTGAAAAGGAATTGGAGGTGATCAACTATGGAGCAGGTCCACATACCTGTAGAACGCCGCTTAGACCGCCTTTATCTTTTAAGTCTACCAAAACCTCTGATTGGAAATCTCCGAAGAATTATTCTAAGGAAGATATCACATCATGGGCTAGAGTATACAAAAGGATGGCTGAAAGCTGAACGTCTAGACTTATGTCGATACTGGGCAGGCTTACCGCCTACCAGTGGTACTAGGAGATCTCGAAAGAATCCCAAAATACCTGCTGGTCCCATTGGGACCTTGTATTTTCATAAGTTCAGGAAATGCCACTGTTATTGGGCTCTTAGCATATTTAACGCTTTCCCTGATAAATTTTCAGATGAAATTATAAATAAAGCAATAGAGTCTATAACTGCGCCAGTAGATGATAATCCGATTAGTGTTTTGCGTGAAGAGAAAGACTTTAGGAGACTTGACTATGAGATAGGATTATTGGATATTCCTAAAACAAGGGTCAAGAAGACTAAATGCTCTTCCATTCTTCATACATACGCATTACCTACTAAGTCATCACCGAAATGCCCAGAAGTACTGCAATATTCTCTACCCTCTAATGTGACGACTAAGTCGCTCAAAATGAGGATGGGAAAAATTGATAGTAATCAAGGCATAGAATCCTTCGAAGATGAGATTCTCATGTATGCAGCTAATCGAAGATTTTATCCTAAATCCGATATAATTGGCGAGTTTGAGAAGGGAGTTAACTTTAATAAAATAAAGATTTACTCAGATTTCCCATGCCATTATAGCGGTGACGTAGCATTTATACCTACGAAGAATAAAATCAGACATATAGCTATGCCATTCAGGTATGAGCAGTTACTCTTGAAACCATTAGGGGATATTCTCTACTCAAGACTTAAGAATCTTGAATGGGATTTCACCTTCAGGCAGGAAGAGGGCGTACTTAAAGTACAGCAAGCTCTTATTGATGGCAAAACTTGTCATTGTTACGACTTAAAATCCGCAACCGATCACATTCCTTTGAAATCGCAGATAACACTTCTCAATCACTTATTTGTTAATTTAAGTGATGAAGTTGAATTGTTTTCTATAATCTCTAGAGGTATGTGGAGAATCAGAGAGAAGTCTAGAAGTCAGACTAAGTATAGGCCGGTCAGATGGTCAAAAGGTCAGCCACTTGGATTGTATCCAAGCTTTGCTGCTTTTGCTCTATGGCATGGTTATACCTGTCAGAATCTTCTATGTAGGAAGTATAAGGATGATTTCTTCATTCTTGGAGACGATATAGTTATAACTGACCCAGCGTTAGCTGGTAAGTATGAACTAATGCTCCAGGATTTGAATATCCCTCTATCCCACAATAAGTGTGTAATATCGAAATCTATGGCAGAATTTGCAGGACATGTAATATTCCCAGACTCTATTATTCCGAGTCTGCATTGGACATTTGATGTCGCAAATATTCTTCAAATAGGTAGAGCTTTTGGACCCAAAGTTAGGAAATTCTTCAGAGATGAAGAATCTATGCGACTACTAGATATTGTAGGCGATCTTCCTTCTCCTTTAGGTTGCAATTGGTTCTCAAATCGAGACTACTCACTAAAGACTTTTATCTGTGAATCCATCTTATCTCATGACTTGCCCGTTCAGTATGGTGATCCGGGGAATGTATTTGAGAAAAATGCTTCCTCGATCCCATCAGAATGGTTAAATTCAGAAGAGATCGAAGCCTTACGCGATTCAAGGAATCGAACCTTGAAAAGTAGCTTAGGAACTCCTGATATCACTCGATATCCAGAATTCCTTATTCCTGCTTTCGGTTTACCCGAGAGTATAGGAAAGATGCTATTTCGCTCTAAGGATTTTAACTACAATGAAACTACATGGATTGAATCCCTCATCAGGATGTACAATACCATTATCACTATCGGCCTAGAGGACTGACTCATCTCATCCAGAGATGTTGTAATAGTCGTTATGCCTGAAGCCGCGATAAGCGGG